CTTTGCGAAGATGAGGTTTTAGAATCCCAAAATACCACAACCTTATCATAGTTGTGTTCTTCCAAGAATTTACGAAGAGTATTTAGAAAGTGCCAAACACCACCAACGTGTCTCCCATTGTGATAGAACTCTCTAACACCGTGAAACCCAATTTTCAATAAATTATTTCCGTCTACTAATAATGTTTTGGACACTTCCTTTAATCTTGAATGATTTCTACTCAACCTCTTCCTTTTCCGTTTTCAAATCAAAGTCACCATCAACTCCGATTATGTCTTTCCAATAGTCAGCATATTCTTTCTTATACTTTTCTATTGATGCTTTTTCTTCGGTAGTATCTTTACCTGGTAAGAATCCGTGTGGGGTAACAATAATTCTTCCGTCTTCAAAACCAAGACCATTGATGTGGTTTTTCATAACCGACACTTTTGTTCTTGAAGCGAACTTTACAGTTCTCTTATCTTTTGTTGCCGTGATCTTTGTTGTTCCCGCACCTTTTTGATTACCAAATAAGAATACCAAAGAAGAGTTTAACCAAATTGCTTCACCACCTTTTGCTTTGATCTTAGGTTGACCAAATGGATTGTCAGGTAATTCTACCCAAGGCTGATTAACAATGATTAAGGTATTTTCATATTTAGAATCTGCTTTACGAGATCCTGAAATACGTTGGTTGATACCCATACCAATTTTGTCGGCTAAAACACTTGCATTGTGTTGTTTACCTCCTTTACCCTCGTAAGTCATTTTACAAGGAACTGATCCAACTGAATCCCACATAATACAAAGTGAATAATCTAATTCACCTTTTTCTTGTGCATCTAATAGATCGTTAATGTAATCAGTAATTTGTTCAATATAACTGAAGTTATTATTAAACAAGAAGAATCCGTCCCAAGTTAATTCACCTGTTTCTTCATCAACTACTTCCTCACATTCAAACCCCATTATTTTTGAGTGATCAAAAGACCATTTTTGTTCTGTAATAATAAACACAGGAAGAATTCCTTTCTTTTGAGCATCAACCGCTGTCTTAATAAGGGCTGTTGTTTTACCTGTATCAGAGTGACCTAATAACATATTAAGGTGACCGATAGCAGGACCAGGTAATCCCACCGCATCCAAAAATTCAGGACCAAGATCAAAAAATCTTTGTGGTTTATATTTTGCGTCCGAAGAGAACTTTTTCTTCAACGAACTAAAGTCGTTCTTTTTAAGTGCCATGTTTAAAGTATTTGTACTATAAAATATAGATAAAAAAACGGGAACAATAAACTGCTCCCGTTCATTTAATTTGATAATAAATTAGAATGGTAATTCTTCATCAATCTCGTCGTTCGCTTGTGGATCTGCGACTTCATTGATTGATTTTGGTGCCGGTGTTCCTCCCATAGATACTTCACCTACCTCATCGTTAGAGTAAACATATCCACCTTTTTCAGAGTCCCAACGTGGAGTTTCTCCACGAGCGATTGCTTCAAGGTACTCAACAGGTTTTTTAGAGTATACATCTTCCCAAGTCAACTCATCACCAACCCACTCAGACATTTGAGTTTCGTCTTCTGCAATTGGGGATGGGTCGTCATACATTACAGTTTGAATTACTGTGTATGTCGCACCTTTCGGTGTTTTTGCCTTTGTTAACTCAAGGATTAAATCACGTCCTTTATCAGGATCTGTGATGTCACCTTTTGCTTTCCATATTGGAATGATTTTATCAAGGATTCCTTCTTGTTTGTAGTTGTGTTTAAATCGCCAGAATTTAACTCCATCTTGTTCGTTGTCACGATCGATAACTTTCACAATGTAAAATTTACGTGCTCTGTATTGTGCTGCCAATTGTTTGTCCGTTTCTTTACCTGTTGACATTAGTTCTTCATAAACTTCATTCAACGGTGAACGCTCATTGTCATTTTTTCCTGGATCGTAAAATTTCTGCCATTTTCCGTCCACAAGGATTTCGTGGAACCATACTTCTTTGAACGGTGAAGATCCGTCTGTTGTAGGTAGAATACGTACTCGTCTCTGACCTTGTTTTTCATTGTCTTTCAAAAGAGCCGCGAAATATTTTTTCATTCGGTCTTCAGAAGACATTTTAGAGTTCGAGTTTGTTGAACTCTGTGTTGATTGTTCGTACTGTGCTAGTACTGCGTCTAAAACATTTGTCGCCATGTGTAAAAAAATTAAAGGTTTATGTTAAAATTATAGTTGTATAAAAAGTTATAGTCAAATAGTGTCGCCAAAAAAAAGTTTAAGGTCGAAAATATCGACCTTAAAACTTATGAATTATATCTGTTTAATAAAATGTCGTCTTCATCTTCCATCGGTTCGTTGAATGTTTTTTCAATTTCAGATGGGCTAAAGTTTTCTACTTCGTCTCTTGTCAAAACGTATTCGTTTTTACCTGTCATTTCCATTTCATCTTCTTTATCTTTAAAGAAGTCTGCCAAATTTTGTTTGTATGGTCCTGAATCTAAAGATCTTAACTCAAGTTTTTCTTGAGCAGTTTTTGGTCTATATTTTTCAAATTTTGTTTCAAGACTATCTAATTTAGACACCAAACTATCCATTTCAGATAACTTATCTTCCATAGTTTTAATTTGGTTGAATAAGTTTTCAAAATACTCTTCTTGTTTGTCAGCCATAGTTTTCTGTGAGTCAACTAAATCAGTGATATCTAATTCTTCAACCTCACCTTCGCCTTCAGCACCAATTTCTTCAACATCAGGATCAGTAGCAACATCAATAGGTTCCGCTCCAGCATCAGGTGCTGTAGGTGGAGCCGGTGCTGCAGGATCAACAGGTGCTGCCGCAGGATCTACGGGTGCTGCAGGGTCTACAGGTGCAGCTGCAGGATCTGCTGGTGGAACAGCACCAGCTGCAGGGTCCAGCGCCGGATCAGCAGGTACTTCTTGTTCCATAATATATTTGTTAATAGAATTATATCTTGATATTTCTTTTAATATTTTTTCGTCTAAAGCCATCTTAACCGTTTAATAATGTTTTTATACCTTTATTGGTTTCTACTTGTATTTTTTTAAATGTTTTCATTGTGTTGTCAACTCTCTCAATTAGACCATCTTTCATTCTAACCGTATAACAATCACCAGTGTCAAGGTCACAAACTTGTTTTGTACCATCACCCATGTCCTTTTCAGAAACTCTTGTATTTTTACCCAAGTAGTTATCTAATATTAATTTTGTGTTCATAGTTGTTTTTATTATAAATATCAATTAATTGTAAAAGTTTGTACTGTCTTATAAGTATCATACGCTTTTTGGAATTCCTGTTCAATTAATTTTATCTCATTTGTTTCAACCAAACTATCATATACATTAGGTGGTTGATTTATTGGGTAATTAAGAACATACTGTTTTGATAAAGATTTAATAACCGTTAATCCTGATTGAGCATCCGATATTACACTTCCTAAAATGTTAAGAACCCTATTAAACGCAAATTCAACAAAACTTCGGAAAGAGGTAAAACTAGCCACCGGTAAATTATTATCATTACCCCTTTTAACACAATAGAATTTTGTATTAATATAAGTAGTGAAAGAAGGACCGTAGAACTCTTTTAAATTAATAGTTGAGTAATTGTTTTCATAACCAATTATTTTTGATGAATTACCAGTGTCAACATATATAAATGTAAATAATATTACCGCGTATTGTTGGAATGTAGCTCCTGTAGTAGGTCCGACATTTTTACTTTTTAACACATCAAAAATAGTATCAAACAATTCTTTTGTGGTTTGACTAGTTTGAGTTGGGTTATCGATCGCAGTATATTGGAAATATCTTGGATTAATATTCGTTTGACAATCTTGATTTTTAGTTAATGTTTCTTGTGATTGAATATTTGCCAAAACATTATTTCTTTGGAATTGTATGTTATCTGATCCTTCTCTTAGTTTTGTTTCTCTTTCTTGTATTTTACTTTGTATTGTTGATAAAATCTGTACATTCAGTGTTTGAATGAAATTATCAATTCGTGGTAAACTATAGAATGGTTGTCTTGTTCCGTCAAATTGAGTTTCAAAACCATTTTCACTTATATTATGAGTTACCTTTGTAATCATGTAAGGTCCTGAGAACATAGGTATATTTCGGATGTTAAAGTACATCATTGGTTGTATTAGAGCATCCCCCATCATGTCAACAGAACAAGTATAACTTCTATTTTTATATAAGTTATAAAGTGATACTGATTGTGTTGTAGATCGTCTGTTCTGACCTAAGTTCGCCATTTGATTTAACATTTCAAGCGACTCTGATGTTGGTTTGCCAGGATCTTGTGCGACACTAAAAGATTTAAAGATTTGTTGGTTTTGTCTTGTCATATCAACATTAAATCCAACAACTTTATTTGATTTGGCCCAATCTTGTTTGTCGATTTGATTTTCAATTAGAGGATTATCACTTGCCCTTCTTAAGTCAAATGCATCGTCTCTATATCTATAATCAATATTATCTTTCATATCCAAGTGTTCACTAGGTTTGTTTACATAATAACAAAGGAATTTTGGTGAACTATTTCTATAATCAACATTGAGGAATGTACCAAATAATGTATTACCAAACTCTAAACTTCCGTCAGGTCTTGGTGTTGGGTTCTTCTGAGCATCTTGTACATTATAAAAATTAACATATGCTGGTAACATAAAGTGTTGGAAGTTGTTTTGAACCAATATCGTTGTCACCATATCAAGTAGGGTATTTTTATATTGAGCTCCGTCTATAAGATCCATAATTTGGAATATGTCCACTAACACTTTATCACCAACGTTTCGACTAGCCCTATCAACCAACATCACATCCTCAAATAATGTTTTACTTTCAAAATCAAAACCTGCAATCCAACTATCGTTTAATGCCTTAAATGTTTCCCAAAGTTCAGTTCTTGTTTGTTCTGTAAACCCAGCTTCTAAAGGAGCTCTATTTGCACCATCATCTCCTGTAATGAACACATTTGGTAACTGTTTTCTAACTGATGGTAACATTACATTTATTACATTATTAATGTAATTATCAGATTCAATTATGTAGTTGTCCATTAAACCGTAAAAACTATTAAGGTTTAATTTTGGGTTTGCTAATTTTTGTGTTGCATATATTTTAATAAGTGGTGCAAATTCTTGGACGTTCTTTTCATTAAAAAGTACATTTAGGTCAACAAAGAAGTCGGTAATATATGAACCATTATCGGTATAAGCTAATTTTGGGATACTTGATTTACCAACATAATATTCTAAAGCCTCCCAAGTTTTTGGGTTTTGTTGTTTAGATTGCGCTAATGTTACACCACCTCCTTGTGTTGGTAAAGAACCAGGAAAATAAGAACCATAAATAATCGGATCCTCAATAAATCTTGTTGAGAATGTATAGAACAATCTTTTATCGAACTCTGATGGATTACCGTATTTAAACACAACATCATAATTCATAAAAGATGATAGGATATTTTGGAACGTCTCGTTTTGACTTGTTATCAAACTTGATAATTTTGTTTCTGGTGACGTACCTGTTGGTGTTTTAACTTTAAATAATTGTCTTGCTAAAGTTTGGAAATTCTTAAACGTCTGCTCACTCAATTCACTTTCAAGTGTATTATTCTCCGACGCACCTTGAGGGTCTTTTTTAGAAATACTCAAGTCGGTTGTGGATTGGAAACTTGGTAGAGTATCAACAAAATCATAAATTGATCTACTGAAGTTTAAAAACTCAGATTCAAAATAATCCAAAGTTTTAGTATTAAACGTTGTGAATAACTCTTGGAAGTTTGTGTAATCTTTCTTCTCTCCACTTATTATAAAGTTTTGTTGATCTTTTTGTTCGTTCAATATCTTTTTAAGATATGTTTCAGGATCATTCTTAATAACCTTTGAATTGTCAAACCACCCGTATTGCGGTGCATTCCAAAATAATCTGACAGACCCATTAAACATCGCATTATTACCTGATAGTTCTGTCTTCATTTGACCATTCTTAAACGCTTCGTCCTTAGTCTGATTAATATTTGTACCGAATGACGGCATAACATAACAGAAATTAGGTTCTGTTGATGAGGATACAACAACAGACCAAGGCGAGACTCTCATTGTTCTTGAAGGACTTGAGAAGTCAAAACCTGGTGTCTCATAAATTGTTGAGTTTTGTGTATTCATCATTATTAACTTACCACTATCTAAGTTGTTCTGTATTGATAATGATGGAATACCTTGTACATAACTATTTTGTACAACAAATGCCGATGTCGTTGGTGTTTGACCTGTACCGACTATATAAAGACCAATACCACCTGTGGTTCCCGAAATTTGATTTTGTATTGTTACATTCCCATTTAATAGAGGACCATTAACTATCGATCCATTCACTAAAACATTACTATCGATAGAATTAATTTGTAATACCGGATTTAAAGCAATGAAACTAGATGTAAACCCAGAAATATTACTAACTTTATATAAACCATTTAAATTCGTAGTACCTGTAATTTGGTTGGTAATTGTCAATGATGATGGGAATGATGAACCTGATAATATCAAACCGTTTGTTATTGCTGCTAAACTGACATTTGACATCTGAGCAAAACTACCTATCGTAAATTGGAGTGGTAGTGTTGTCGTTGATAAAAATGATGGTGTTGTCGTATAAGTACCTGCACCTCCCGCAGTACCTGAAACTTGTCCTGTCACCACTAAATTAACATTAACAGAAGGAATTGTAATTGTTGTTCCTACTTGTATTAAATTGTTTGTAATTGAATTCACAATTACTGTTGCC